CAAAATACAAATTAAAAGATGCTGATGTTGATATGTTGATAAAGAAACAAAAGTTAATAAATGGTGGTAACTAATGGCTTACTCAAAACTTGAAGATGCAATTGTCAACAATTACCTTGACGTTAACTATCTACCTCTAGAGCAAGAAGAGCCTAGCTTGGAAGGTATGCAGCTGGCCGCTGGTCCATCATCGACAATGACTGATGCTGGTCCGTCATCTAAAAAAGTTCCTTATAAGCCACAAGCAAAAGAGGATCAATTAACTAATCCTATTATTGCTTTGTCGGATATGTTGGCTGGATTTGCGCGTACTGGAACTGCGCAAGGAATTGGAGTTGGTGGTGATATTCAGCAATTAAAAAATGGTGTTACAGCTATATTTAATAGACCAGAAGATCAAAGTTGGGTAGATGCATTTGTTAAAGGGGTTGAACAAAAAACAAGCATGGCCACTTCTGAGCAAGTAAAGAAAGAAGGCTTTCGCATTCCTTTTACGGATATAAATGTAAAACTACCACCAGCTATACCACCCGGCGCTAAGTATGAAAAAGACCGTCAATACATGGCCGCAATTGGTGAGCCTGTTGGTGAGTTTGCTCCATTGCCTACAGCAATAGAAGCTGGTGTTGCAGGTCTAAAGTATGGCGCTAAAACATTAGGTAAAATTACGTCTAAATCATCTGGAGAAATTTATGCAACAGCCAAGCAAGGACCGTTTTACACAGTCAATAAACGAAATCCTGAAACGTACTACGGAGATGCTGGAGGCAGACGGATATACCCAGGAACAGCTATCGAAAATAGATCTGCCACAGGACGATCCTCTTTATACGGCGATGAAACAGGCAAAGCAGACCAAGAAATTCAATTTCGCTTAAAGCCTGAAAATAATCCTGCTTTTTCAATTGCAGATCAAATAGCAAAGAAATCTACAGGTAAGCCATATGAATACAATATTCAAATGGAGCCATCTAGTTTAAGAAAGCAATCAGCTGTTGGTATTGCTTATGATGTTGCCGCAAATAAAACAGCTGGTTATGGTGATTCTGTTTTTTCTGCATATAAAGCAGATCCAGAATATGCGCCAATAATTGAAAAGCTAAAGATAAAATCATATGACGATTTAGTAAAGAAATCATATGAGCAGCTAGAAAAAGAAACGATTGCGCAATTTAATGCACTGCCTATAAATATGTCGTACCACAAAGGCGGTGAAGGTAATTACCTTGATAGCAAAGAAATGCTAAAAGATGTGCATCTGCACAATCATTTGTATGTTTACCAAGGTGGCGATCAACATGAGTTTCTTAAAAACATAGATAAAGGAACAGGTCTAAACAGCAATGAAATGTTTAGAGCTGTACATGATTATTTTGGTCACGCAATAAAAGGTAATACATTCGGGCCAGCTGGAGAAGAAACTGCCTGGGCATCGCATGCGCAAATGTATTCTCCGCTTGCTAGAATTGCGATGACAGCGGAAACAAGAGGGCAAAACAGTTTTGTAAACTATACGCCAATAAACGCAAAGCTAGCTGAGCAGATGGAAAATGTACGTCGAGCAATGCTGGATTCTGAAAGAAGCGGCAATCTTGATAAGGCTGAGCAATACAAACAAGCATTAAGAGATCTTGGTGGCCAAATGCAATATGCAAAACAAGCATCTGTTGCTTTGCCACCTGAAATGACAAAGATTGATTACTCTGGTGGTACTCCTGAGTATTTAAGATCTGTTCAATCTCCACAAGGAGAAGAACTTCCTCTTGAGCATTACAGCAAATTATCAGAGATGAGCAAGACAGATCCAGGTAAATATGGAACTGCTGCGGCTGGAAGAGAAGCTGAGCGCCTTTCAATGAAAGGTGCAAAAAAAGAGCGCACGTTTTTTTATGAGGCTGGGGCAAAGCCAGAAGAAGTGGTTGTAAGTGTAGCGCCATATAAATATGAGGCAGTTGGCAAAGGGTTGTATGATTTTGATAATGATCCTTTAAATATTCGTCAACTTGCAAAAGTTAAAAACACTTCAACAATTGGTGTGCGTGATGAGGCATCATTGCGAAATGATTTAGAGCGCATTATTTATGAGCGTGGTTTTAAAGGATACGTTACTGGAAATAAAGGAAATAGAGTTGTGGTTTCGTTTGATCCAGTTGAAGTTAAAAGGGCTAAATAATGACACTTAAAGCATCCCTTGATAGCCGCCTAGATCTAATGCTGGGTGAGACTACACCAGATAGCATTGTGCCTGGCATTGAGCCGACAGAGGTTGGTGATAATGAAACCATCCAGGTTGCCGGCCCCATAAGTGCAATAACTGAAATGATTACCAAGGGTGGCAAGGCTTACAAAGCTGGCCAAGATGCTAAAGCCGCCAAAGCGCTTAACTCTGCTAGCCCACCTACACCTATTGCCACACCTCCCGGCGTTACTGGCGCTCCACCAGTAGCTGCTATGCCTACTGCTGCACCTGTGGCTAAGCCAAAAGTTAAGGCTCAACCAAAGACAGCTGCCGAGCTCCAGCAATTGCCTGGTCAACTTGAGAATGTAGAGCAAACATTAACAGCTGCACCACCGGCACCAGGCGCTGTTGTGCCAAAGCCATTGGTTAATATTGACCGCATCGATGGTCCGGAAGATTTTAAGCAGGTGGTTGATGCGTTGGCTCAATCAAGTGGAGTTAAGGTAGAGAAGGTTACCTTTGAAGAGCTAATTGCTGACGCTAAAGCCAAGGGTTTTAGTCGTGACGTATTGGCAGATCTTGAATCAATGAAACAGCAATATGCTGAGATGCCAACTGATGTTGTTAGATCCAGGCTTGCACTTGCTAAAAATGCTAAAGACTTTGAGCAGCTAGCAATTGATGCCTATACCAAAGGATTAACACCAGAGAATCAGGCACAGTTGCTTAGAGTGTTGAGCATTCACAATTCCATATTGGATACATACATTGGCATGCGTACAGCTGGAGCCCAGGCTACCGCAGCCGGCAGGATTAATGTTAGTCCTGCTATGGCTCAAGATATTCTCAATGGTAAGAACGTAAAGATACCAGGCGTTAATGATGCTGAGATGAAAGCAATGCTTGCTGATCCTCAGATACCTGCAAACCTAAAGATACTGGTGGATAAGTTTGTCATGCTTAGCGATGACGCAGCCAAAGAAGGGTTAATTAACAAGGTATCGAAAGTTGGGATTGTTGGTGATCTATGGGATAGAACGTATAAAAATGGTTTGTTGTCTGCGCTTGGCACTCACGTAACCAATCTATCAAGTAACGTAACTTTCCTTGCTAGCTCTGTGGCTACTAGAGCTCTTGCTGAAGGTATCGGAACAGCAAAGCGTGCAGTTGGTTTGACCAGTGAGGTTGAGCTGGGAGAGTCAGCTGCTATGTTGGCTGGCATTGTGCATTCTTTTAGAGAAGGGTTTAGTCTAGGTTGGACAGCATTAAAGACAGGAACCACCAGGGAAATGCGCGAAGGCATGGATATCATGAGCGATGCCGGCACAAAACTGGAAGGGCAGAATCAAATATTTGATGCTAGAAATTATGGGTATGAGCATGAGAGTTTAGTAAAAGGAATTAATGCTTACGCAAACTTTGTAACTTTACTTGGTGGCCGGCCTATTATGGCCATGGATGAGATATTCAAAACCATGGGATACAGAGCTGAGCTATATGCCCAGGCATTTAGATCTAGCCAGCAAGCTAAAAGAGCTGCTATAGAAGGCAAAAAAACAGTTGATGAAGCAGAGCAAATTGGATTGAAAAAAATGGGAGAAATCCTTGGCAATCCTCCAAAAGAAATAGATGAGGCAGCTACTGATTTTTCTCAGATGATTACGTTTAGCCGTAAGCTAACTGGAGCATCTGCTGATTTTCAAAAGCTAGCGCAGGATCATTTGGTTGGTCGCATCGTGGTGCCGTTTGTTAAAACACCAATCTGGGTTGCGTCAGAATCAATGCAGCATAGCCCATTTGCTTTTGCGTCTAAGCAATGGCAAGCAGATATCCTAGCTGGTGGTGCCAAGCGTGAATTAGCCATAGCAAAGATGGGTATGGGCAGCATGATAATGCTGGGTGCTGGCAGCTATGTTGCTGATGGCAGAATCACTGGCGGTGGACCAGGCAATACAAACCTGCGCAATACATACCTAGCCAGCGGATGGAAGCCATATTCATTTGTATTCCAAAATGGTGAATGGGATACAGAGTTTGTTGAGTATTTAAAAACCATGCGCATTGATCCATCTATTGGCCAGGATGGAAAACTGTACGTTCCATTCAGGGGCATTGAGCCTATTGGTGGACCATTGGCCATGATTGCTGATTCTGTTGAATATGCCAGGTATGAAGATGACGAGGACGCATCTGCACAGGTTTTGCTGGGTGCGGCTTGGGGTTTGTATAACTACGTTGGCCAGATGCCATTTTTGCAGGGTATTAGTTCAGTTGCTGGCGCATTCTCGCAAAGCATACCTAATGTAAAGGCTGCATTTAAAGGCGCTATTGATAGCATTGCATCAAGTGGAGCTCAGTATGGTGTTGAAGGATCCCCAGCTGGAATATTCTCTAGCTCTAGAGCAACGATTGAACGTGGCTTTGATCCAGACAAACGCAATACAGCTGCATCACCTCAGTTAGATACTGGCATCAAAGGATTTTATGAAGGCCTTAATAAGTCGATAGCAAGAACTCCTGTTCTTAGCGAGACTTTGCCGCAGCAATATGATTACCTGGGCGAGAAGATGAATGATGTAGATCCATCATCGCCATGGTTAGCCGGCATGAGTGGTGTGCGCTTTAGCGAAAGCAAGCAGCGCCCAGCTGACAAGGTGATTATTACTCTTGGGATCCCAATTAAAAAACCGGATATGAATGTAAGGGCTGGCGGGGTCAACATAAAACTGGAACCAGAGGAATACGAATTTCTATTAAAGCAACTGGGAACAATTACAGACGGTAATGGCAATAGGTTAAAAGATGCTATATGGTCAACATACATTAGCCCAGGATTTACTGACAATGATCTGAACGTAAAGCAGGACAATATTCTGGAAGTGTACAAAGGCTTTACTGAAGCAGCTCAAAATGAACTGTTAATGAATAGTAAATTCTCTGGCGCTATTGAACAGCGAATAGAGCGTGCTCAAAACCGCTTGCCTCGCCTTGGCAATTATGCAAAATAGCAATAATTTTTATAGGAAGGGTTGACCATGGGCGTACCCATATCCAATGTGACCAGGCGGGTGGTATATGCTGCTAGCGGAACTGGCCCATACAACTTTACGTTTGAGATCCTGACCGCTACGGATATCGCTGTCTACCGCGATAATACGCTGCTGACCCTGACCACAAACTATACCGTTACCATCAATAGTAATGGCACTGGTTTTGTTACGCTGACTGCCACACCCACTGGTGCAACGCAGATCGCTATCGTTGGCAACCGCAGTATCCAGCGCACCACTGACTTTGTTACTGGCGGTGACTTCTTTGCCAACACAGTTAATGATGAGCTAGACCAGCAAACAATCTTTGCTCAGCAAAATGCTGAAGGTTTACAGCGTGCGCTCCAGGCACCACAAACAGACCCGACATCAATTAACATGACGCTGCCACGCAAGGCAGATCGTGCTGGCAAGTATCTAGCCTTTGATGTGGATGGTAATCCAGAGCCGGGTCCTACATCTACTAACGTGGATGACGTTGCAGCCATTGCAGATGAAATCGAAATAGTCGCAGCCATTGATAATCAGGTTGCTACTGTCGCAGGTCAATCAGCCAGCATAGCTACACTAGCTCCAATATCAGCAAGCATCACAACTGTTGCTGGCATATCGTCTAGCGTAGTAACTGTGGCTGCACTGAACTCTGCACAGCTTACTGCAATTGCAGGTGCTACTGCCAACATGGCGGTACTAGCTCCAATTACCACGCAGATAACAAACGTATCAAACATTAGCACTCAGGTGGTGCAAGTTGCTGCGCTTAACTCTGCTCAACTATCTGCTGTTGCTGGACAGACTGCGAACATTGCAGCTCTCGGCCCTATCAGCCCACAGATTACTACGGTTGCTGGTCAGTCTGCACAGATTAGTACAGTGGCAGGACAGTCGGCACAGATTGGTTTGCTGGCATTACAGACTGCTGACCTAGCTGCGCTTGGCCCTATTAGTGCTGACATTACTACAGTAGCCACAAACATTGGCGCTGTTCAAAGTGCTAGCGTAAATGCTTTAACTGCTCAGTCTGCTGCTACATCTGCAAGTCTAAGTGCATTATCCGCAACCAATAGCGCAACGTCTGCCAGTGCATCTGCTACTGCTGCTGCCGCAAGTTATGACAGCTTCGACGATAGATACCTTGGATCTAAGTCTAGCGCACCGTCTGTTGATAATGATGGTGCTGCGTTGATTACTGGCGCACTGTATTGGAACTCGACAAGCAGTCTGCTTTACATTTGGACAGGCTCTGCGTGGGATCAGGCTGCATTCTCTGTCAGTGGCGCTGTTACAAGTTTCAATACTAGAACAGGTGCTGTGACATTAAGCAGCACTGACGTTACAAATGCACTTACCTTTACACCGGCAACTGCCGCCTCTGTTTCAGCCATCCCCGATCCGGTTGCGATGGCTCTGGTTTTTGGGAGTTAATCATGGCACTAAAAGGCAAGCCAATTGCGATTGGCACAAGCGATACCACAATCTATACCTGCCCAGCTACGCTTGAAGCGAGTGTGCATGGTCTAGTGTTTGCAAACAATACTGGCAGTGCTGTAACTATTACTCTGAAAATTTATATACATAGTTTAGGCACAACTACTACTGTGGCTACCGGTATATCTGTTGGCGCTAACACTACCTACACTTGGCCTAAACCAATCAATGTAAATGCAGGTGATTACATTCAGGCTGCTGCATCTACTGGATCAGCGCTTGTCTGCTTCTATTCTGTTTATGAAGGATCGGCTGCTGCGGCTGCTGTTGGATTTACTCCAAGAGGTGCGTGGGGTTCTGGTTCTACCTATGCAGTCAATGATGTTGTTAGTTTAAGTGGCTCAAGTTATTTAGCTATTCAAGCTAGCACCAATCAAAACCCAGCAACGCAAACTGCTTACTGGTTAGTGCTGGCTGCTAAAGGTGACACAGGTTCTGGTGACGTTACTGGCCCAGCATCTTCAGTTGATTCTGAGCTGGCATTGTTTGACAGCACGACAGGTAAGCTGATTAAACGTGCATCATTAACTGGATTGGTAAAAGCTACATCAGGCGTTGCATCAGCAGCCACAGCAGGTACAGATTACGCATCGCCATCAACAGCGCAGACATGGACGCTGCCTCAACGTGGTCAGGTAACTGCGGCTAATACTGCATCGTTTGATATGAACGTAGAAAATAACTTTACGTGTACTCCAACAGGTACGGTGACGCTGACGTTTACCAATATCACAGCAGGTCAATCAGGGTTCATTACGCTGGTTAATGGTTCAAACTATACGATTGCTAAAGCATCTGCGGTTAAAGTTGCAACAGGTTTGCTGACTGCGTTATCTGCTACTGGTACTTACTTGCTTTCGTATCACAGTCCAGACGGCACTAATGTTTACTTAACTGCTACAGGAGCATTAAGCTAATGGCTATTCTTCAGACAGGATTGGCTAACGCTGCTGCTGGCGGTGGCTACCAGATCGCTCGTAGTCTGCGGTTTAATTCTGCGGATAGTGCGTATCTGTCTAGGACTCCTGCTAGTAATGGAAATCGTAGAACGTGGACATTTAGCGCGTGGGTTAAACGTAGCTCACTTGGCGCTTTGCAAGCATTACTTTCTGCGCCGTATAGCACAAATTCTGATGCTATTCGTTTTGAAGCTGCCGATACCTTAATTATTTTTTCTAATGATGGAACGAATGCCAACTTAACGACTACTCAAGTATTTCGAGATGTTTCATCTTGGTATCACATTGTAGTAGCTGTAGACACTCCACAAGCTACGTCAACAAATAGAGTCAAACTTTACGTGAATGGTACTCAGGTAACTGCGTTTGGTACAGCAACTTATCCAACGCAAAACTATGAATTTAATATCAATGCGAACGTAGCTCAAAATATAGGTAGAAACAGTTTAACTGCCAGCCAGTATTTAGGTGGCTACATGGCAGAAACTTATTTCATTGATGGTCAAGCTCTAACCCCTACATCATTCGGTGAAACAGATACAGCTACTGGCGTATGGATGCCAAAGCAAGTCACAGGCATGACGTATGGTACAAATGGATTCAAACTTACATTTAGCGACAACAGCAATACTACTGCTGCAACGCTCGGAGCTGACACCAGCGGCAATAGCAACAACTGGACTCCTAACAACTTCAGCGTTACTGCTGGAACTGGTAATGATTCATTAGTCGATAGCCCGACCAATTACGGCACAGACACAGGCGCTGGTGGTGAAGTGCGTGGAAATTACTGCACTTGGAATCCTTTAAAAACTGGACTCACATTACTCAATGGTAATCTAGATGCTAATGGCGTAGGTGCAGGTTGGGCTGCAACCACCGGAACCATGTATATGAGTTCTGGTAAATGGTATGCAGAGGTGACGCTAACTGCAGGTACTTCAGAACATATCGGTATTGCTGCAAATTCATTAAGCACAGGCACATATCTTGGTAGTGCTGCAGATGGTTATGCGTATGCCGGAGGAGGAACTAAATACAATAACAATACAAGCACATCATACGGAGCTACGTTCACCACCAACGATGTGATTGGCATTGCCCTAGACATGGACAATGGGAAAATCTGGTGGTCTAAAAATGGTGTATGGCAAGCATCAGGTAATCCAGCAACAGGCGTTAATGCTGCATTTACTGGCCTAACTGGAGAATATACATTTGCTGTTTCGGCTAATGGATCTGGAAACAATACAACTACCAACTTCGGTCAGCGCCCATTCGCCTACACAGCACCATCAGGTTTCAAAGCACTCTGCACACAGAATCTACCGACTCCTGCTATTGGTGCGACGAGTAGTACGTTGGCGAGTAAGAACTTTGATATTGCGACATACACAGGAACAGGATCATCATTAAGCATAACTAGTCTTGCATTCCAGCCTGATCTTGCATGGATTAAAGGTCGTAGCGGTGCGACAGACCATGCGCTATATGATGCTGTTCGTGGGGTGCAGAAAGACTTAGTATCAAACAGTACGGCGGCTGAAACAACGCAAGCACAAGGCGTTACAGCATTTGGTAGCACAGGTTTTACCGTAGGAACATTAGCTAAATTAAATACTAGTTCTGCAACGTATGTAGGATGGGCATTTAAAGGTGCTAACACTACTGTATCAAACACTAGCGGATCAGTTAGCAGTACAGTAAGTGCTAATCCTACGGCTGGTATTAGTGTGGTTGGGTTTGCTGTTCCTGCTGGAACTGGTACGCACACTATTGGACACGGTCTTGGTGTTGCCCCAGCAATGATTATTACTAAAGGGCGTGGCGGTACTGATAATTGGGTAACGTTTCACAAGTCTGTATGTACCAATGTAAATACATTTATGCGTTTAAACACGACAGACGCAGCGTCAACGCTTACTAATGTTTGGGGTACTGCGCTACCTACATCTTCAGTATTTGGCATTAAATCGGACACAACACTTTTTGCTTCGCAGAACGCTATTGCCTACTGCTTCGCCGAAGTAGCAGGATTCTCTAAGTTCGGTTCATACACAGGTAATGGTTCTGCTGACGGCCCGTTTGCATATTGCGGATTTAGACCAAGATTTATAATGGTAAAAAATGCGTCGGCTTCTGCAAGCTGGATGATGTACGACACTAGTCGAGCCACTTATAACGTAGTTATCAATCCTCTTGCTCCAGACCTTACTTTAGCTGAACTCAGTAGCGCAGAATGGTCAATTGATATTTTGTCTAATGGATTTAAACTAAGAACAACTTACGGTCAGGTAAATAATAACACTAATACATTTATTTTCATGGCATTTGCAGAAGCGCCCTTTAATTACAGTAGAGCGAGGTAATAATGTTTACTCTTAACGGTACACCAGTATCAATCGACAATCCATTCACTACAGAGGAAGGTGTTACCTATCCTCACCTGCGTGATCCATCGGTGCGTGAAGCATTGGGTGTGGTAGAGGTAGCCGATCCAGCGTACTACGATCAACGCTTCTATTGGGGCGTAGATAACCCTAAAGACTTGACGCAACTGAAATCAGAATGGATTGCACAGACTAAATCGTCGGCTAATTCTCTGCTGGCTCAGACTGATTGGATGGTCATTCGCAAAGCAGAGCGTGACATTGCTATTCCGGTAGATGTTATTGCTGAGCGTGGTTCAATCATTTTGGATCAGGATTCTAAGCAGCAAGCTATTACTGCGGCAACTACAGTCGAGCAATTGATTGCTGCTGTGTTCCCACCAGTGCAAGCTGTGCAATCAACACCGGCATTAGCATCTGCCAGCGTTGGTGCTTTGTAAAAGGAATAGAACGTGGACGATCTAGCATTTAAATTAAACACGCACGAAGAAGTCTGCGCGATCCGTTATGCAGGTATCAACGCACGCTTGAAGCGGCTTGAGCAAATACTGATTGGCAGCGCTGGTGCAATCATTATGCTGCTGCTGTCGATTGTTTTGAAGGGGTAAGAAATTGATCCGCTCACTTTACTTGCGCTTGCAAACGCTGCTGTCGCCGCCGTTAAGAAAGGTTGCCAGCTTTATAAAGACATTAAGAATGCGGCTGGGGATGTAAAGGAAGTATTAGATGATTTAAAAGTTCAGTTTAATAAGATACCTAACCCTACTCCAGCACAGAAGATTCAGTACAACGAGGAAGTAGTTAGAGTTCAGGAGATAGCAAAGGCAGACCCGGCTGACGTGTTTACAGATATTGGCAATCAGTTGGGTGCATTACTAGACGCACAGGATCAACTAAGTAAAGCATTACTCGCAGAAGAAATAGCAAACACAACTGTATACAAAGGGCAAGAATCATTAGGACGTAGAGCATTACGCAAGATTATTATTGAGTCTCGATTGGATTCAATGATGGCAGAGCTGCGTGAGACAATGGTTTATAGAGCACCCCCAGAATTGGGATCACTTTGGGGTAAGTATGAAAAGACAGTTGAGCGTATTAACAAGCAGCAAGAAGTAGCCAGAATTGCAGAGTTAAAACTTTTGCAGATTGCAGCAAACAAACGCAGACATATGATTAGAAGGTTCCACGAAAATGTTATATGGTTTGGCGCGGTTCTGTTCGTGACGTTGTGGCTAATCAGCGTCCTGATCCTGATAAAGACGAGCAAGACAGCATACCTTGGGTACTACTAATATGCTTACTTGCAATGGTCTTAACGCTTGCCATAGCCTTGCCGCTAATTGGCCTGGCAATCATGGACGCAACCAGTGCAACCAATGCAGCCATAGTTGAAGTAGATAGAATGCGTAGGATACGCAGATTAATGATGCGCGAAATAGAGGAGAAAAATGCTGACACTCAATCAACTGAAGCAACTCCTACCCAGGAACCAACACGTTAGCTACTGGCACCATGCGCTTGAGCAGCTGCTGCCAGACTACGAGATCAATACTCCACGCAGGATGGCTGCATTTATTGCGCAGTGTGCTCATGAATCTGGCGGCTTTACTACGCTAAAAGAAAATCTGAATTACAAACCAATGTCTCTCAGAAAACTTTTTCCCAAATATTTTGACACAGATGAACTTGCTCAGCAGTATTGCTCTAAGCCAAACAAACAGGCTGCTATAGCTAATCGCATTTACGCAAACCGTATGGGAAATGGTGACGAGGCCAGCGGAGATGGGTATCGATTTTCTGGCAGAGGTCTTATCCAGCTGACCGGGCGTGCTACGTGGCAAGAGTTTGCCGACAGCATAGAAACATCGCTGACAGATCTTGATGAGTACATGCAAAGTTTCGAGGGTGCATGCCAGTCTGCTTGTTTTTTCTGGGAGAGCAGAAAATTAAATCAGTACGCTGATGCCAGTGATATTGTTACGCTGACCAGGAAAATTAACGGTGGCACCATTGGCCTAGAAGATAGGAAAAAACACTATGAGCACGCGCTTCATATTCTTTGCGCTTAGCCTAGCTTTAGTTGGTTGCGAGGACAGGTTTAGGTATCCTTGTCAGGACCCTAAGAACTGGGGCACAGAGCAGTGCAAGCCACCTATATGCACAGCAACTGGTACATGCCCTGAAGATGTAACCCAGCCAGAGAAGGTAAACAAATGACGATTGAAGAACATCTAAATGCCTGGTTAAAATTTGCCATTGGTATCTGCTTTTGCATGATACTGATGATGATGGCCGGCTTGTCTATGTATTCGGTAGTCTTTGTAACCCAGCCTTTTACAATGGCTCCTGCTGACAAACAATTTTTTCTATTGCTCTCCGATATGAGCAAATATATCCTAGGTGCATTGGCCACACTTATTGCTGTGAAGGGTAAGGATGCACTGCCACAGTTTATTCCACCGCCATCAAGCATAGAGAAGCAAGCTGCTGAGCCATTACCTAAACCTGCACCAGTAGTGACAACAACCACAACTGTTGTGCGCTCGGAGCCAACATTAGATCCAGTGTCTACAGCTGCACCAGTGATTCAGGGATTTGGTGGAAAATTAGCGCCCCCACCAGCGCCACAACCGGAGATTTAATATGATTAAGGCCAGTGTACTAGCACTATTGGTAGCATTTAGTACTATTAGCTATGCAGGTGGGGAACTAAAGAAGGTATGCCACCAAGAAAAAGGTAAAGAAGTCTGCAAAACAATTAAAGTACACAAGAAACTTGAAGGCACTAAAGTACCACCTAAATGAATCCTTATTTCATACTAGGTACTGTCATTGCGGTGGTCGGAGCGTATGCTACTGGCCACTGGCAGGGTGACTCAGCTGGCCAGGCCAAGGTGCATCAAGCCTGGGATAAGGAGCGTGCTGCGCAGATGGCTCAGCATGCCAAGGACCAGGAGTTAGCCAGGCAGAAAGAGCAGCAGCTACAATCTGGAGCAGACAATCTAAGGCGGGAGAAGGATCATGAGGTACGTAATCTTAATGCTAAGCTGCTTGGCATTACTAACGGGCTGCGCGACAGGCCGGATCGCCCCACCACCAACCAAGGTGGAGTGTCCGAAACCACCAGCTCTGGATCCACCGCCAAAGGCTGTGATGGATCCGAGCTTTATAGATCAAATGCAGAATTTCTTATCCGGGAAGCTGCCAGAGCAGAAGAACTCAGAGCCAGCCTCCGGCAGTGCATCGCCCAGTACCAATCGTTAGTCAACTGATCTCGCGCCTCAATCCTCCGAGGCTTTGCCCAGGCGTAATGCCTGGGCTTTTTTACTACTGGCCATGCTTAATAGCCTCTGGTGCCAGATTAGTTAATCTCTGTTGATACCTGGCTAGCAGTGGCAATCGCAATGCTTCACCCATGCGATCAAGTGTGGCTGCATTGCTTTCTTTGAGCTCACGCAGGATCTTCATACGTTCAGATGCTTTGCGCTTGGTGGCCTTGACTGTAACGTCCTGCAGATCATCAAACGCTACTACCCATTCCAATGCTGATGGCCAGGTACTGTAAGGCAGTTTCATGGTTGGCACCATCAGGTTCCATGGCTCATCGGTGTGCTCCACAATAACCACCGGCTCCACTGTTTCCACTGGTGCTGCCGGCAATGCATCTAGCGGGTTGCTGACTGCCTGTGGATCTGATGGTGGCAGATCCTCACCGTTATAGATGTACAGGCCAATCCCATGCAGTGCGATTGCTTTAGCCAGGCAGCGCTGCATAGCAGTGTTTACCTGGAAGGCATTCGGGTTAGGTATAGGCTGGTTGCGGTAGTCCATCACCGGCAACTGTGCTGTGCGTGAGATGCCAAAGGCGCTGACAGTGCAGAAGATCATCACTGTTTCGCCCCAAAGTTTAGGCTCTGGGTACTCCCAGACAGCTGCAGGATCATTAAGCAGAAGCTGATCTACTGCCCAGGCCCATGATAGATAGG